GCTGTAATGTAGTTAAATGGATCCTCAGGTGGAGCAAAGCCCTTTACCTTGTCGTAAGATACCTCAATGTCGAAAAAGGCAACGTGAAGGTTAGGCGCATCTTGGCCGCCATACACTTCTTCCAAGCAACGGTTAAGCGGCTTGTAATCGCTTTCGCATAGTTTTCTGTTGCTGTAGATTCTACGCTCTTTGTCAAATGCCGCGGCATTGCCAAGGATGACTCTGCTAACTCGGTCGCCAGCAATGTTAGTAAACTTACCTTTAGAGTCAGGATAGTAAAATACGTACTTGGCAGGATACTGTTTGAGTACCCTCTTACCATCAACACGTTCTACAACGTGGATGATCTCTTTCTTTTTATCGTGATATGCGTCAATGAACATGTATTATGTATTTCTCTTTAGTAGAAGTGTCTAGCCAGTGCTTCACGTAGCCGTTCATCATCTACTTTAATTTCTAGTTCTTTGAGGGTATTGGATAGCACATGCTCTAAGTCTTCAAAGCGGTAAATGGCATTGTGTAGGCCCAAAAATCCAGCATGTTGGGCGGCGGCATAAGCCTCTGGTCCCCAGCCAAAAGTATCATATAAGATACCACGATAGCTACGACCCTCATCAAGTTCGCCCCGTGCTAACTTTTCAACCACTGCACAAAATGCCCATAGCTGTTCTTCTGGCTCTAGGCTAGAGTAATATGAATTGGCCATTTGTTGCCACTCGTCTGCGGCTTTGGCAAATTCTCTGCCAGACTCATGTAATGCATCCATTACTTCTTGTTTTTTGATTTCTTCCATATGTTAGTATAGCATTATTGTTTGAGATTGTCAAGCATCTCGTCCTGTGCTTGTTGGTGCCATTCCTTCATCCAAGGACTATGATCACATTCGCGCACATGAGCCATTATACGTTTGCGACCTGCGCCTTCGACTGCCTCACCAAGAAAGAAGTGCAGTATCACACGACCATGATGTTTAATTTCAATAATCATAGGATCATGCTTTGCGTTATCCCATGTAAATTCTTCGTACATATTAACTCCAAGTTAGTTTAAAAAGCGCCGCTTCGTTTTTGTTTTCGAAGACCCATGTGTTAGCACGATGCTTCCAATGATGCTTGCATTCATTGTGTAGCCAATTGTTCATATCAAGTGTAATGCCAGAAGCAAAGAACTTTGGAAGTTCAACCTTTGTCCAACCAACTGCAACCATCATATCTGTCAACAGTTCCCAATTGATTTCCTCTGCTAGGATCTTTGCCATTTGATCAGCATACTGCTCTTCCATGACCTGTGTTGCAGTTTTGTTCATATTATTGTCCGATTACATCAAACATATCAGCATACTCGCTTTTGGCCCATTGCCCATTGTCCCCGCCGTAGTGCCAAATACAACGTCGATAGATAGTTCTAAGCCATACACGCTCACCTGATTTGGTCTTAACAGGTCGCCAAGCAAACCAAAGCCGCCATGGCTCAATTTCAACCTTACGCCAGATGTTGCCATCTGTTGTAACAGAATCTGGTGCTGTATTGTAGTTCATGCGCCCCACCTCAACATAAAAAATGCACGATCATTGGTGTCCTTGATGCGCCAAATGTTGACGCCCCAGATAGAAGCCGCCCAAGTTGATCCTTCAATATTCGATGCCAATGCGGCTTCAATACCATTTTCATTGCACCATTCTTTAACTTTTATACAATACTTTGCAGGCACTTCAACATCACGCTCGTCGCTTATGAGTTTCATCCCGTTGCGTTCTCTAAAGACTTTCATTCCCATTATGACCACCTTAGTTTACACATTATAGCATGTTCAATTTCGTCAAACACAATAATAGCACGAGTGCCTTGTGCATGAACTTTAAGTTCATATTTGCTTCGATCCCATTCAACAAGTTCATCAAGCCAGTCTCGCAGTTCTATAACTTCTGCTGTACGTGCATCAATATCAAACAGGGTATGTTCTTTTAGTTTAATGCGAACTATCATATGGCGGGGCTATTGGTCGCTTCGTGCAATACTCGCAGTTGGCATCATCACACTTATCTTCTAGCCACTTGTTGCATGTTTCGCAATAGTACGAATCGTACTCTTCCGAATAGTTTTTCTTGCAGTCTTCTTTACAATCCATTATTCACCCCATGACAATTTAAGGTACGTGTATAGTTCTTCGTGTATGTCAAACACGTTTCTGTGCAACATCCACTTACTGTCAATATGGTCAAACCACTCTTTGTTTTCAACCCCGTGTTCGCGTACCCATATAGATACATCCTTGCGGCAACTAACAGTGTACCATGTTGCTCCATCAACAGTTGCTTGATCTAAAACTTCAAAGTTCCCTTCACCCATATGGGAAATACTCCATTGCTGTTGGACGGCAGTTTTGACTATCATACAGTCACTAGTGCAACAAGTCCAACATAAGTCAAGGCGTGCAGGAATTGATCCAAGCCCAACAGCCACCAAAATTGTTCGTGTGTGTTTGCACCCCAGCCGTACTTTTTGTTGATGTTCATCTTGGCCCAATCAATGTGGTAGTGAACCAGCATGTCAATTAGACCTAGGTAAATGGCTGCAACAGGAGCGTACCACATAAAACACAATGCTGTGAAAATGCCATGTAAGCCCGAGTGCAGTATGCCTCCAGGGTGTCCGTATGTACCTTTGTTCATCCACTGGTATGGTTTTTGTAGCGGAAAATCTACTACAAAATGTTTAGTAAAAAGAAATGCAATTAGGATCAATGTATCATTCATGGTTAGCTCCACATTAGTTTTGCAATTATAGCACACTCTTGATGCTTTTGCCTAATCTTTATTGTAAGCCGGTTGTCCGTTGCGTCTCGGTCCGCCATACCCCAATCCCAATCCCATTTTTGTCGGCCCACATTGGCTTCCATCCAGGGCCTATAGTGATCGTTTGGATCAGTTGATTCTGTTGACACTTTTGATCCATCTGGATCTTCGTATAGAGTTACCCAACCAACGGGCCACTTTACGTTGATAATAACACCTGGCATAAATCGCCACCAAAGTTTTTCACGCAGATTCATACCACATGGGAAATGCACACCGTTAGGTAGTGTAAACAGCTTTTTTATTTCTAATATACTCATGCCCATGTCAGCGCAAACAGCGCCGCCTCTTCGTCACATTCAAATTGAATAAACTTTTCTTCTAAGTAGCCGGGACTGTGATAGTAAGGGTGCTTGCAGTTTTCTTTGAGCCATTCGTTTACCTTATAGTCTTTATAACTTATTTGCCACTGTGCTTGTACACCATCTACTGTTTTAGCATACGTAACTTTGTGCAACACTGGAAACTGTACTCCCGGCCATGCATCGTTTGTTTTATAAGTTACTGTCATGACCATCTCAATATAAACATTGCGGCATCTTCTTGCTCGCGAAACCAAAACTTTGCGTTATTAACATACCAACGATGGCAAACACCTTGTTCGCCCCACACATCACCAGCGATCCCATACTGCTCTACACACCACTCTACCATTTCATTCCAGACTTGGTTCTCCCAGTTGGGAGTATACCCTTCTGGCTTTAGTGTGTAATAGCGAGCGCCATGATGTCGTCCTGGTTCTCGTATGATAACTCGTTGTGTCATTGACCCCATTGCAGTTTAAAAATAAAATAGTCTTCGTCGTCTTGAAAAGCAAAGAACCAATGGTCTCCTCCGCCTAGTTCATTTACTTCCCATTGGTTGGCAGTACTTGGCGCTTTCATTACACGATGGCAATCATACCGCCACTTGCCTTGCAAGTGTTCCTCACACCATTCGCATATAACATGGAACCCATCGCGATAGCCACCGGGCCCATAATCATATATTCTTTTATAAACAAAGTTTTCGTAGTTTTCAAAACAATGAATATGCTTGTAGCCTTGATAGTAGTTTCTTATTTGAGAGGCACGCGGCACATGGTCTGGATCGTACTTGCGTTCGTATTCTTTGCGATTGCGGCAATGATGCTTTTTTAGAAAGCGGTCTTCTTTCCAAGCCGCGTACCTAGCTTTGATATCGAGCATTAGGGTCATATGTAATCAAATCAAAAGCAGTTGCATATTGTACATGCGGCTCCATGAGAAACCCTGCACCCCACGATACCCACACCTTGCGCTTAAAAAGTTTTTCGCGCCACACGTATTCTCCGTAGATGGTTTTGACTGGCCACCAGGCATACACTTCGCGCCATGGATAGCAATCGCAACCATCTGTAATAATAGTGTAATCCACAGGACTCCAATTATCAGGTAAAAACTTTGCGGCGCCGTTATAACTCATAACCAAGCGAGCTTAAACAACATAGCATCTTCTTCGTTGCCAAAGAAGTAATCAATTTTAGTATTGTCGTAGCTGTTATACCCGTCCATGTGTACATCATTGCTGATATAACTAGGACAATTTTCTTTGGCCCAGTCAAGTGGTTCTCGATACGGCCTAAATGGCAGTGTCACATAAGTTGTCATGAGCAGGCCAACTTGAACATTACAGCATCATCTTTGTTGGCAAAGCAATATACAGAATTGTTTTCGTTAAATCGCCACGCTTCCCTGGGCAAATTTTGCTTGAGCCAAATAATACGGTCATCAGTTGCATGCATATCCTTGACAGGCAAATCAAACTGGTGGGGCCAAAGACGTTTGTTTAGAACTCTCATACTACTTTCCGTATCTTAACGTAAACACCATTATAAACTCTTCTGCTTCTTCTTGCGACCTAAATTTCCACAAATCGTATCCGATTCGAGTGCCGCACGAGTTTTCAGTGGTCCATTCCAGGATTCGATCTACTGCTTCGTAATCTACGATACTGCCAAATTCGTTTGAGTCAGCATAAGGATCAACCAGGCGAACTGTGTGTCCCCATCCTTTTTTCAATGCGTACTTTGGTACTAGCCAACTCAATTAATAGATCCTCCAAATCGTAGCTTGGCAAGAATGGCATCTTCTTTTTTCTTAAAGCTGATTTGTGTTACGGTGTCCCATTTGCTACTGCTTACATCACTTACGTCTGCTGAATGCATGATCCATAAGTCATGATCGCCATGATACATTTTAAAGTAATCGTACTCGGCTTGTGTGGTCATTAGCACAGGTGCAATGTTTTCAGACAGCCACTCATACAATTCTCGCTCGTCGGCATCCCCAACAAACAAATTGTACGTTAGCCACTTAGACATCAAAGTTCAGCATAAAGTATGCCGCCTCGTCTTTGTCTTTAATATGTACAGTGACCATTGGATCACCAGAGTTGAATCTAGGAGTACAATCAGCTTTAGGACAATGTTCCATCATCCAATCTAAAAACTCATGATGGTCGTTGCAGTATACCCAGCAATGCCATCCTACAATTTCTTCTAGGAACTCACGGCCAACATCACCGTTCTTGCGTAAGATAGCAGGCACATTGTGCCAACCATCCTCATGTCGCCAATGATGAATTGTAACGTGCTGTTCCATTTACTGCATCCACATTTTTACCAATGCGATAGAATCAATAGTGACCAGTAGTAGGTAGTTGGCAAGCATACCAACGCTACCGCGAGTACGTGCCGCCCAGGCAAAGATACCACACTGTAATATAAACAATGGGTATAGTATCAAGAACGGTGGGGTAGGAACAGTAAGCATCATAGTAACGCTACATCCGATGCTTAAGAACCAAGCAAGAATTTCCAGCACACAACGCACTGGATTTTCTTGCCAATCCTCGCGAATGTAATTGCCTACACTAGCAAGCAGTTTTAGCATTACACTTTATTGCCAGTTACGTCAAGGATTTCCTCAACTGCTTCTAAGTCCGACTGGTCCTTATCAAAGTCACCCTTGAATGCTTTGGTAATGGCTTTGTTCAGTACTGCGGCTTTGATTTCCATTTCTTCGGCAATTGCCGCTACAGTTTCCTTAAGGCCCACATTAAGGTCGTCAATCTCACGTTTGACTTGGACTCCCTCTTGGATCACTCGTTTCAGTTTTGCAATTTGTTCAGGTGAAAAGCTCATGTATATCTCCGGTTAGTTAAAGGCTTACCTAGTAAGTATACATGAACTGTAGCAGGAAGTCAAGTGTCTTTGCGTTCGATATCTTCTTCTACGCAACTTGATCCATACTGGACCTCAATGATTCTTACTGGCTCATCATGAGGATTTGTAAGTTGATGCCACTCCCCAACTGGAACCTTAAATTCCTCGTGGCGTGCTAATTCGCTACTTGGTAAAGCATAGCCGCTAGCCATCATACTATTGATATTAGCCCTGCCTTCACTAACAATCCAGTATTCGGAACGGTGTTGATGACGTTGCATGCTCAAACTCTTACCAGGGTTGATTGTTAGTTCTTTTACTTTCATGCCGGGCACTTCATGCAACACACGATAGTAGCCCCATGGTCGCTCAGTCTTAGGTGCTTTCCATTCTTCTAGGATCCAAGAGCTAGAGTTGGCTTTGTTATCCCCGCCTACCCCAAACTTAAACAGTACGTTCTTAACAGCCATTTCTGGAATGTTTGCCGCAGTGCGATCTCCACCATTGACAAAGATGATTTCAGCGTAGGAGTAGCTTGATTGGAAACTTTCCAATAGCTTGACTGCACTACCATCGCTATCATCAAAAGCAACAACTTCATCTACGCATCTCAATCCTTCTAGCACTGCTTGACGTTCAGCAAAGGGCATAAATGGACGTCCTTTTTTGCGTTCAAGCCAAGCATCAGAGTTTAGGCCAACGACTAACTTGTCGCCGAACTCACGAGCCTCTTGTAAGTATTTTATGTGCCCTGAATGAACAGGATCAAAGCCACCAGTTGCAATTACTATTTTCATATGAGTATTTATTGGCACATACTGTCCTGGTTTTTCAGAATAAGTATCGTATGAAAACCTTTACCGAAATATTCAAGTGTAAGTATCCAATTGCTGTTATGGCAATGAACAAAGTATCCGATGTGCCATTGGCTATTGCAGTTCGACGTGCCGGGTGCTTACCAAGTCTCAGCATCTTCAATTACTTTACAAGGATAGGAGTAATTGATCCACAATTGTTGGGTAAGGACATTGAACAGTATGCAAATGCAGTAGGCGATACGTCTATTCTAATTAGCGTAGATATTGGAAATTTGTTAGACTTGCCAGGCTTAGTAGATGTGCTATTAGCA